CGGGCACGTCGGCGGGCAGCACCCGTGACGGTCCTTCATCACCCACTGGGGGTTCGCCGGCTCGCACTTGTACACGCCCTTCCACGCGCCCGGCGCCGTGGGGTCAGACGTGGCCCGGAGCACCGTGTCCGCGATGTGCGGGATGCGCTCCGTCAGCGTCTTGCTGGGCAGGCTCGGCCCGCCACGGAAGAACGTGCCGTCATGCGTCTCTGGCTGACGCTCGTGCGTGTTGAGGATGACGTGCAGACCACAGGCCCGCGCCGCCTCCCGGAAGCGGATCACCGTGTCGCGCAGTTCGTCCCACAGGGCGAACTTGTTGCGGCTGCCGGCGTGCTTGCTCTCCAGTTTCTGCATCGTGCGCTCGGCCAGCAGGGACAGGTCGTCAACGACCACGGCGTCCCACGCGCCCGGCTGCACGGACTTGAGCGCCTGCACGGCGGCATCGAGATCCGTCACCGGGACCACCTGACCCGCAGCGTGCGGATCCCATCCGACCACCCGCAGCGCGGGCTTCAGCGCACCCGGCAGGGCGAAGAACAGCCCCATCGGGAAGGAGAACAGTGTATCAGTCGTCTTGCCCATGCCGGAAGGACCGTAGACGGTCACAACCGCTGGCTCGTTGAACGCGGACATCGTCATCACCTCGCCCGACTATTCTAACACCGTGTGTTGCCGTGTCGAGCCAGCCGGTGAAGAAAAGTGCGGCGAGCAGGTTCGAGGCCCGTCGCTCCGTCACCCGTTGCCCCACGAGCACCAGTCGTACGCGTTGCACTTCCCGTAGCGCCCGACGCACGAGGTCTCGGTCAGCGACTTCGGCCACTCGGTGGGCTTGATCTCGCCCTGCATCGTCTCGACTTCGAGGCGACACATCGCGTTCCTCGCGCGCACGAGCGTGCGCGGGAAAGAGTTGTCGGCGTGCGGCGCCGCTTCGAGCGTCGGCCGCGCAAACTTCGGGGGCGGCGTCGTCTGGATGAAGTTGAGGATCACGCCGCCGAAGTCCGCGCCGAAGAACGCCCGACCGAGATGCTTCATCCCGATGAACTGCCCGTGCAGCGAGTACCCGGCCACCGAGTCACCCTTCATCATGCCCGTCGTCTTGTGGTCCCAGAACCACACCTTGCCCGACACGTCCCGCGTCACGAGATCCACGCGCGGGGAGTACAGGATCGGGGTGCCATGGAGCGGGTGGCCCGGCGCGTCGATGTCTCCGAGTTCCGCCTTCCACACTTCCTCGACGGCGACGACCGTGTGCTGCTCTTCGCCCCACCACGCACGGTAGTAGTCGTACGTCTTGGTGGCGAGAGCCACATGTTCCTCGCCGTACTCGCCCACCTTGACGCCTTCTTCGGCCGCCTCGTACGGAGTGAACCACTGATCGGGATCTTCCCCCATCTGCTCGGCCTGAAGGCGCCGGTAGTGGTGCGCCAGCACGAGATGCACCGCGCGCCCGCGCGCCTGCGCGTCAGATCCACCCCCCGGCACCCGCGTTTCCTGCGAATGACTCCCCTTCCGCATGTACTTGAAGGCGTACAGGGACGGGCAGTGCAGAAACGCGCTGTACGGCGACCAGCCGAACTCGCTCGGCCCGGCATTCAGAAGGATCTTACCGGGGGCGGGGCTAACTTCACTCACGATGACCTCTTAGTCCTCGCTGCCTATCACGATGTCAGACAGATCGAGGCCGTTCAGCACGGCAGCGACCTCATCGAGCAGCGCATCCTTGTTCTCGGTGCCAACAAGGCTCGTCCGGAGCGCCGCCACGTCGTTGTCGCCCGTCAACTGGGCCACGGAGGGCAGTTTCGTCAGCAGCATCTCGGCCACGCGCTCGTCGACCGTCTCTTCCGCGATGACGTACTGGATCAGGACAGGCCGGCTCTGTCCGAGACGGGCCACGCGGCCCTCGTACTGCATGATCTGACCCGGAGTCCACGGCAACATGGCCATGATCAGCAGATCCGCGTCCTGAAGGTTGAGGCTTTCCCCGATGGAGTCGCCCGTGGCGATCAAGATGGCCGGTCCGGCGGCCTTCAGCCACGCCTGACAGAAGGAGTCGCGGTCCTCCGGGCTGTCCTCGCCGTGCGTGGCCCAGATCTGGGTGGGCTCTGGCAGGGTTTTGCGCGCCTCGGCGCCCAGAACATCCACATCGTGGCGCCGGCCCGTCAGAACGACCACCTTCTGGCCGGACTGGGCGGCTTCGGACAGGGCATCCAGCATCCACTTGCGCTTCCGGGACGCCGCTTCGGCCAGTTTCACCTCCAGCGTGGCCTCCTTGCCCTCCTTCTGCGCCTTCTGGAGCGCCCGCGTCCAACTTCCGGCGGCCTTGTTCTGCTCCGCGACGGGTAGGAACACGCACTGACGCCGCTTCGGGGGCAGCATGGCGCTCACTTCCTCCGGTTGCACCCGATGCACCACGTACCGGAGGCGAAACTCCAGTTCTTCAAGGTTGCTGGTGCCCTTGTCGTCCATGCCGCCGAAGGTTCCGGGCCTCGCGGCGCAGTACCGAGTCGCCCAGTCCCAGTACTTGCCCCACGTTCCCGGCTCCACGAGGTCCAGTTGCGCCCACAGATCGCGCACCCGGTCCTTGATCGGGGTCGCCGTGAGCGCCAGCCGGAACAGGACGAGGCGCGAGAGGTCCGAAGCACTGGCCGCGATGTTCTCCAACTTCTGGAAGTCCAGCGTCCCGTCCTCGTTGGGCACCGCCTTCCACCGCTTGTGACTCTTCGAGCGGTGGATCTCGTCGTAGGCAACGGTGTGCGGCCGGAGGATCGAGAGTTCGGGCATCGCAGCGGGCAGGCTCTCCCACGACACGATGACGAACGGGCGGTCCACGCGCTTCTGGTACGCGTCCAGATCCTCGTGCTTCTTCTTCCGGAGGCTCGGCGGCAGCCAGACGTGCGGCTCGACCGTCGTCCGGGCGCGGACTTCACGGTACCATGTGAACAGCGCCGCGCTCCGGGTTACCACAACGTGCGGCCCGCTGTGGGAAAGAGACCATAGAACGCCGGCAATCGTCTTGCCCGATCCGCAAGGCCACCACATGTGCTGCCCCTGACGAGACACCGCACGGGTCAGCCCCTCCTTCTGATACTCCGTGAGCAGCGCGGGGATGTCGGACTTGACCACGCCCTGTTCAACCAGCCGGTTGAGGCGTTCCGGAAACGACATGACGGGCCGGGACGGCGGCGCCTTCTGCCACTCGAACCGGATCCCCGCCTCCGTCAGCCGGTCCTGAAGCGTGTGCACGCCGTGGTCCGGCACGGAGATCTCCACCCGTCCGCCCCTGTCAAGAACCCGCGCACCGGGTACGAGGACTTTCGCCGCCTTGATGAACTCGTTGTCCGCCGCCTTGGGCCAGACGCTCGCCGTGTACTGCATCGTCGCTCCTGCGAAGAAGTCTTACACGCTGGGTTGCCGTTTGCAAGACGGCGAGGATAGTCCACGAAGGCGGGGCGCCCTGACCTCTTCTCCCCCGCTGGAGCACACACGCATGGAAACCGTGACCGAAGCCGAGATCGCTGAACTCGTTGACGCGCTGCCCGACGAGAGTTGGCTGAAGCAGTACCTCTACTACGCCGTCCGTCAGTCGGACGCGTCCCTCGCCTACCACGTCGGTGTCGGCCTCGGCGTCCTCGCCGCCGTCTCGCCGGCAACGCTCAGCATCGACACGCTGCCCGGCGGTCGCGTCAGCGCGAACCTCTGGGTGCTGATCGTCGGCCGCCCCGCTGTCGACCACAAGTCGACCGCGATCCGCGTCGGGCGCGAACTGCTGTCGTGGGCCAACCCGCTGTGCATCGGTGAGGATCCCGCCTCGTACGAAGGACTGCTGGAGTCGCTGGGCCAGCAGCCCAGCCAACTCCTCGTCATGGGCGAGTTCGGTGACTTCCTCTCCAAGACGGAGGGCGGCTCGAACAACTACATGTCGAAGATCAAGGCGGGCCTGACCCGCATCTTCGACGGTGACCCCATCGAACGCCGTCTCGCCAAGCGCACGGTCCGCATCCCGCAGCCCCGGCTCAGCATCCTTGCTGCCGTCAACCCGTCGTTCCTTGAGACGCACGCCGAGATGCAGGACTGGGAAGGCGGCTTCATGTCGCGCTGGATGCTGGTCCACGCGCACCGCGAGCGCGAACTGTTCGCCGCGTCCCCCGACGACGCACGCCGCGACTGGCTCGTCCAGTGGCTGGTGAACGCCGGCAACGCACAGACCGGCCGCTGCATGGGCCTCGACGCGGGCGCCGCGCAACTCTGGTACGACTGGAGCAAGGATCTGGCCGCCCGGCTGGAGAAGGATCAGTCGCTGGCCCGCGTTGCTGCCCATGGCCGCACCGCCACGCACGCCGCCAAGGTCGCCCTGCTCGCCTCGTTCGACTACGGGGCCGCCCGGTCCGCCGGCCAGTGGGTCATCACGGAGGACGCCCTGCGCTTCGCCATCGGGCTGGCGGAACTGCACTACCGCTCGGCCATGGGCCTTGCGGAACTGGCGTGCGCCGGCCGCGACATGCGTGAACGCCGCAACGTGCTGAAGGTCATCGGCACCGACTGGACCTCCTACGGTCAGGTGCTGCGCGGCGCCGAACTGCTGCGCTCCCGCTGCGACCGCATCATCGAGACGCTGGTGGAGGAGGGCATCATCGAGTCCCACCTGATCGGGTCGAAGATGCACTTCCGCCGTCGTCAGGACGACACGGTGGATGAACCGGAGTGGGCATCGAACGTGTCGGACCTTCTGCGCGTTGCACGCGGCCTGACCACGGACGCCGACGACCTGAACTGAAACAGAACGGGCCGGGGTTTCCCCCGGCCCGCCTTGCCTTGCGCCTTTGAAACAAGGCCCGGCGGTTCTACCACCGGGCCTTTTCTATGTCAACCGCTTGAGGGTGACGACGAGATCCGGCGGCAGGTTGTAGTCGAACCACTCCACCGCCTCTTCGTACGTCACGCCGTCCCGGTCGACCATGATCTGCACCAGCAGATCCCAGTCGTACACAGCCTTCGGCGCTTCGAGATCCATCGCCACGCCGATGATCGCAGCGTCGTACTGCTCCTTCGGTTCGAGACGGTAGACCGCCACGTCGTTCTCCACGCAGAAGTCATCCAGTGTCATGCCTGCCTCCGGGCGATCTCGCGCTGGAGATACCAGATGGCCTTGCTGAGATCTTGGACGGGGTTGCCCTTGTGGTCGGCACGGCTGATGTACTTGACGGCGTTGCCCAGATTGAAGTTGAGCGACCAGTCCTCGATGACGGTGATCGCCTCGATGGTGCCGTGGTTGTAGTGCTTCGGGTGCTCGACCGTGGCGGTTGGCGGCGTCGGGTCCATGTTGAAGTGCTCGCAGCAACGGGCCTCCGGGTGCACCACCGGTCGCATGCACGGGCGGCCGTACCGCTGCGTCGGCGCGTTGCAGCGATGCGTGATGGTGTAGGTGCGGATGCGTCGGGTCTTGTGGGTGGTCATGCAGTCACCGGAAGGCTGGAGAGGTTGTCGAGATCACGTTCGCGGTCCGTCGGGTCGCCGGCCAGCGGGCGGCCAAGGCTGATCTCCATCAGCGCCTGCATCGTGGCCAGCCGGTCAGGGGTCGCCGGCCAGATCCATGTGTGCTCGCCGTTCGTCAGCGTGAAGTGCTGCTTCTTGTCCAGCATCAGGGATCCGAGGCTCGACCAGCGGCACGTCTTGAGGTCGGAGATCTTCGGCTTCTTACCTTTCGCTGAGTTGCAGAAGGTAAGTAGTGCCTTGCGGTGGCGGGCCGCTTCATCCGTTGACGGGACAAGACCCTGATACCTACGCCACGCGCGCCACGCGCGGGCGTATAGCGCGAGAGAAGAGGGCGACAGATCGAGCGCATTCAGGGCGGTGTCCGGGGCGTCCGGCGAGATCCCACGCCGAAGGACCGCCGACACGGCGGCGCAGTAACTGCCGACGGTCATCACGGAGTTGTTCTGGTCGCGCAGGAACTGGGCGAAGTCATTGAGGCGCGGGTCCGCCGGGGCAGCCGGGGGCCGCCCTCGACGGGTGAAGTCGGGTTCGGGCGGGGCGGGCTCGGTGGCGGGTTCGGGAGGGGGCGGGAGCGGTGGCAGGGGCAGATCGGCGTTGAACAGTTTCATTGTTTTCCTTGCCGGGGTTGGGGCTGATGTGTCCCTATGTCGAGACACAGTATCTACATACCCATCTGCTTATGGGAGTCAAGTGGATCGGGGTGGATTTTCATAGAATAAAGGATGCCTCCATAGATGGGGTATTGAGAAGTCTGTCACGGTGTTGTGCATTTTGTGTCGTAAGTAGATGGGTAAGTAAGTACTGTCTCCCCATATAGGAGGGGGACGGTATAACCCCAGTAGAGAGATTAGTAGAAAGGGGCCATGGGGTCTGGGGATTTGGGGATTTTTCAGCAGCCTCCTTTCTTCGCGCCCATGGCGCGGGCGCGGGGGGGCGACGGGGCCATCGTGCCCCATGGGGCCATGGGGCCATGGGGCGGGGGTCTGGGGCCATGGGCCATGGCCCATGCGTCCCCGTTCCCGCCATGGCGGGGGGTGTCCGTCCCCCGTGGGAAGGGGGGGCCGATGGCCGATGGCCATTCCAGCCCCGCTACGGGGCCGCCACGCCACGCGGACCCGTGGGGCTATGGGTGCATAGCCCCCCCATGGGGCGCGTCGATCCTACGCGCTCTCAGGGGCCTTAAACGCGAACGGCCCCGCAGCGGGGGCTACGGGGCCGGAGGGTGCGGGGCCATGGGCCATGGGAAAGAGAAAGGGCGCAACGGCCTTTCGACCATTGCGCCCCATGGCGCTACGTCACACGCTCACAGCGTGTCGCGCCATTCCCCGTCCACGAGGACCGCGTAGACGCTCCCTTCCGCAAGCCCCGCCTTCGCGTTCGCAAGGGACATATCACGCACAGACCCGTCGGCCGACATGGCGCACGACACCTTGCGGACCGGCGGCGGCGGCGGCGGGGCCGCAGCACCAGCCTTCCCCGGCGGCGGCGGCGGGGCCGGAACGGCCGGCTTCGCGGCCGACTTCACGATCCATGCGCCGTCTACCTTCACGAACATGCACGCATCGGCCAAGGGCGGGGGGGCCGCGCCCCCTGGC